GAAGTAAAATCAAAATCAGATGATTCCGGTAGTAAATCAAGACAATATTTAGAAGGGTTATTAAAAATACCTTTTGGTATAATTAAAAAAGAAGAAATTTTATCAACTACTGTAGAAATTAAAGATATTTTTAAACAATTATTGACTAAAATAAATAGTCCTCTATTAATCGATGAAAAAGAATATACTAATATTCATATTAAAAATAAAATTTCAACTATTCAACAAAATGAATTAGCTGAAATAAAAGATAAATTGTTAGCTGATATTTTATCTGGTTTTTATGAAAAGAAAAGATCGGATAATATAATTAATATTTGTTTCATAAATAATCTAATAAAAAAATATGATCTTACTTATTCAAAATTAATACATTCTGGAAAGAAGTGTGATTTTATGCAAAATGAAATTAACAATTTTATAAACGAATTTTACTCAAATATAGATATCCGTAAAGAATTATGTGAACAAAAAAATATACCGAATTATTCATTAGAATCTCAAATAACAGAAGATATAACTAAAATATCAAATAAATGGTCATATATTAATAAATATATGAAACATGTAAACGAAAAATTAAATGAATCAGTTTATGGTCATGAAAAAGCTAAACGTCAAATTGAACGTATTTTCGCACAGTGGATTAACGGTAAACAGTCTGGATATTGTTTTGGTTTTGAAGGTCCTCCTGGTGTAGGAAAGACCAGTTTGGCTAAGTTAGGTATAGCTAATTGTTTAGTTGATGAAAATAATGAGGCTAGACCCTTTTCATTTATCGCAATTGGTGGACAAGATAATGGAAGTACTCTTAATGGTCATAATTATACTTATGTTGGTTCTGAATGGGGTAAAGTTGTGGATATATTAATTAAAAGTAAATGCATGAATCCAATTATATTTATTGATGAATTGGATAAAGTCAGTAAAACAGAACATGGTAAAGAAATTATTGGTATATTAACTCATTTAATAGATTATACCCAAAACGATTCTTTCCAAGACAAATATTTTAATGGTATAGATATTGATGTATCAAAGGCTCTTTTTATTTTTTCTTATAATGATGCATCTAGTATTGATAGAATTTTACTAGATCGTATTCATCGTATTAAATTTGACCATCTCTCATTAGAAGATAAAATAACCATTACAAATAAACATATTTTACCAGAGATATACAAAAAAATGGGATTAGAAAATATTATTGAAATTACTGAAGAAAATATAGTATATATAATTGAACATTATACTATGGAACCAGGTGTTAGAAAATTCAAAGAATTATTATTTGAAATAATTGGAGAAATAAATTTAGAAAATCTATATAATGCAGATAATATAGAAATACCGATAACAATCACAAATGAAGATATTAAATTTAAGTATTTAAAAGAACGTCATCAAATTAAAGAAAAGTCGGTACCATCAATATCGCAAGTAGGTATAATGAATGGATTATGGGCAAATGCTCTTGGTCAAGGAGGAGTAATACCTATAGAGGCTAAATTTTTCCCATCAAATACATTTTTGGATTTAAAACTAACTGGTTTACAGGGGGATGTAATGAAAGAAAGTATGAACGTAGCTAAAACCTTAGCATGGTCATTATTAGAAAAAGAACATCAAATTAGTAATATAGAAACTTTTGAAAAAACAAAATCCCAGGGTGTACATATTCATTGTCCTGAAGGATCTGTACCAAAAGATGGTCCATCTGCAGGGACTGCTATCACAACAGCTATTTATAGTTTATTTAGTAATAAGAAAATCAAGAATGATTTCGCAATAACTGGTGAAATAAATTTACAAGGCAATATAACAGCTATTGGTGGGCTAGATTTAAAAATATTAGGAGGCGTTAAAGCTGGTGTTAAAAATTTTATTTACCCAGAAGAAAATAAAAAAGATTTTGATGAATTTATAGAAAAATACGGCGATAGAGAACTATTAAATGGTATTTCTTTCCATGAGAAAAAAACAATTAATGAAGTTTTTGAAATTATATTTGACGAATAAAATAATATATATTTATTTTACATATATATATTATATACTATGGCCATGCAATTAAGTTTTAGTAATATATTTCAATTATTTTCTACATTATCACCAATATTATTAGGATTCTTTTTAGTTATGATTTCCATGTTTAACCAAGATATTAAAGGCCTTGTTTATTTAGGAGGTGTATTAATAGCCAGTTTAATAAACTTGCTTCTAATGAATACTATAAAACATAAGACAGATCCAGATATGTCTCCTAGTTGTAATTTAATAGAATTTCCCTTTAATTTAAATGAATATAATAGTCCTGCTTTTAATAATATGTTTATCTCATTCACATTCTTTTATTTATTTATGCCTATGAAATATATCACAACAATAAATTTTCCTGTGTTAATTAGTATTATATCTATATTTTGCATTGATACGATTACCAAAATGATGAATAAATGTATTTCAATATCTGGTGCTTTAATAGGAACATTAGTTGGTACTATCTTAGGTATAGTGTGGTTTATTATTTTTTATATTACCGATAATAAAGATTTGCTATTTTTTAATAGTGAACCTAGTAATAATGTTGTTTGTTCAAGACCAAAAGAACAGTCATTTAAATGTTCTGTTTACAAAAATGGCGAAATTATAAAACAACTGTAATTCTATCTTATATAAGATATCAAATGTTTATGTTTGTACAAATATTCATTACTTTTATAATAATTTTTAGTGTATTAAAAATTATTATACATTGAATTTATTCATATTACTATTAAGCCATTCTTTTAATGAAATTAAATATCTTTTTCTATAAAATGAATTAGACATTAATTTACTGTTATTGTTTCTAGTACCCCATATAAGAAAAAAATAATCTATTATATTTACTAAATTTGCTTTGTTGTATTTTTCATCTAAATCTTTTTCAGTAAACACTGGTTTATTATTACTCACATTTACATGATTATGAAATTCCATTAACATTATTTTTAAATCGTGTTGTGTTTTAATTCTTTTAACATCTAAGCTTCTTATTTTTCCTGTTGCATGTGCTCTACATTCATCACATGGTAAATTATTACACATATTAAAAAATTGTTCTAAAATAGCATCCTTTATTTGCGGAAACTCATCTTTTTTAGCATTATTTGCTAAAGAATGGAATAAATACCATGCAGCTGGTCCCCATTCATTAATATTAGTCATAATATATATATATAAATAAATATAAAGAATTTTTAATTTATTTTTATATGGATGACTATATTATAGAAGATAATTTTGATTTTTTTAAAGAATTATCTAGTAGTAATGAAGATGTGATAAATAATGATAATAATAGTGTATGTTTATTAAATAAAGAATCATTAGATAAAAATGCTATTACCTTAGAATGTAATCATACATTTAATTTCATCCCATTATATCATGAAATATGCAATCAAAAAAAATATAATGGATTGGAAGTAACACGTCTGAAAACAAATCAAATTAAGTGTCCTTATTGTCGTCATATTAGCAATAAATTATTGCCTCATATAAAAATAAATGATTCTATGCATTATTTGTATGGTGTGAATAGCCCTACTAATTTATGTATGATAAATAATCAATGTAGTTATACATTTAAATCTGGAAAAAATAAAAATAATTGTTGTGGTAAACCTGCTTTATATTGTGAAAATAATTATTATTGTAACCAACATACAAAACATGCGTCAAAGAAAGTATCAAATAACATTATTGAAAAATCTGAAATCACTCTATGTAAAGCTATAATAAAAACTGGGAAAAATAAAGGGTCTAATTGTAAATGTAAATCCGGTGAAAATAGTGAATATTGTAAACGTCACAATAAATAAAATTGACTTGTAATATTTATTTAATTATAATTATATAACTAAATAAATAATATAGTTGAAGATAATGAACATCCTGAAGGATTGAACATCCTGAAGGAATAAATATTATATAGATTTATCAAATGAAATGAATATAATATTATTTTTAACAATTTAATATTTTTAATGTGTTTTTTAATGATTTTTCTTGATCATCTTCACTACCCAATTCTAAATTTAATTCGCATAAATCCATATTTATCATATTATTATCTTTCATTAATTCATGTATTAAATCACACATTGGATCTAATTTAATGCCATTTTCTAAAGGAGTATTTGTAGATGGAATAAATGAAGGATCTATACTATCTACATCTAAAGATATATGAAATCTATGTCCATGTATAAATTTATGTATTTTTCTTTTGGCTACTTTTAAATTATTATTTATATCTTTTGTTTCTATATGTTGAATATTACATGTTTTAATAATTAATTTTTCATACTCATTTAAATCTCTTAAACCAATATACAATAAATTTTCAAACTTCAATGTATTTTTTAAAAAACTAAATTTTTCATTAAAATCTAAACCTGTTAAAAATCCTAAAGACATACCATGAGACTTATTAGTTTTTGAATTATATGTGGTATTTATATCTGCATGTGCGTCAATCCAAATAACCTTTACATTTTTAAATTTACTTAACGAATGTGATATTGTTGCTATAGACATAGAACGATGTCCTCCTATATTTATTCTTGGCCCTTTACATGATTCATTTATATAATATAAATTATGTAAATTTTTATACATATTATTTGAACAAGGAACATTGTATATCATTTGAGCATTACTATTTTTTTTTAATAAATGTGATTTGATAATATTTGGAGTTTTATTAATACCATTTTTTAATTGTCCTAATTTATGTGGAAATAAAATATATTTCATAATAAATATCTTATTTTTTTATATTTAAGTAATAATAATATGTAATTAGTTGTACATTTTTTATTACCTACATATATTCTAGGTAGTAATTATAAAAATCACGCACTACATATTTTTGTGTGTAAAAAACTTTTTTTTTCGGATTCTCAAATCCAATATTGAAAAATGGACATTTATTTTTGTCCTTTTTTGAAAAGTGAAATAAAGAATTGAGAAAAAAAAGTAAAAAACGCGTTTAGACCATAATGCTCTGTTTTTCATTTTTCGTTTTTTTGAAACGTGATTGCAACTTTTTTCGCAAAAATTAATATTATATTAAAAAAATTTAGAGTAGTTTTTTGTTATCCATATATATAGGAAAATGGATAACAAAAACTACTCAAAAACTACTCATATATTTTATTGTAAAATATGTGATTATAAATGCAATAATAATTCCAACTACATGAAACATTTAGCAACGCAAAAACACATAAGGATAACAATGGATAACAAAAACTACTTACATAAAGAATATACGAATGAATGCAAAACGTGTGGTAAATATTATAAGTTTCGTTCAGGATTATCAAAGCATAAAAAAATATGCGAAAAAATGAATAATAAAACTTTTGAAGAATATGAGAAAGAAGAAAAAACAGAAAATACATCTATAAATAAAATGTTTTCAACAATAATGAATGAAAATAAGGAATTATGTAAAACAATAATAGAACAACAGTCACAACATCAAAAACAAATGAAGGATCAACAAGAATTATATCATAAACAAATAGATGAATTAATACCTAAAATAGGAGATACAACAACAAATTATAATCGTTTTAATATGAATGTATTTTTAAACGAACAATGTAAAGATGCGATTAATATAACAGAATTTATAGAATCATTACAAATTCAGTTACAAGATTTGGAAAATACAAAAGAAAAAGGTTTAGTATCAAGTATATCAAATATTATTTTAAAAGGATTAAATGAATTAGATATTCATAAACGTCCAATTCATTGTAGTGATATAAAGAGAGATATATTATATATCAAAGATGAGGAAAAATGGGAAAAAGATCAACAAAAAAATAAAATAAAACAATCAATTAATGATATTGCGAATAAACAGAGAGTAGCGATAAAACAATGGACAGATGCGAATCCAAAATGGATGGAAAATGAAAAATTAAAAGACCAATATGTTAAGTTAGTGAATCATTTAATGCAACCAGTAGAAGATACGGAAAAAGAACAAAATAAAATAATTAAAAAGGTTAGTGCTGCTACAATAATAGAAAAAGATTAATTTTTTTTTGTATCATGTATTTGATTCATTTTTAAGTCTAGTTCTACAAAATAATTAATAATCAGTTTTAAAATAACTATTCCTGAAACAATTAAAATTTGATGAGATGTTTTTATATAAAATAATTTTAATATTTCTACAAATAAAATGGTTGATAAACTGATAGAAATAGTATAATTAAAACTATTTTTTGTAGAGGTATACCATTGTTCCATATTTTTATAGTTAATAAAATTATAAACCATTAATGTGATTGCACGAACTATCAATAAAAACACCAATATATAAACTATTATTTCTAAATAAATAATGGATTTTTCTAATGTTTTAAAAACATTATCTATATTCATATTATATATATTATATATATAAAATAGTTAAATAATATATTTCTTATAATATAAGATGCCGTTTTTAATAGAATCAGAAGTTAAATTATCTAGTATCTGTGATGCTGGAAATGGAAGATATTTTTTAGAAGATTGTGAACAAGATACTATTATTAGAACACAATTAATAGGATCAGACGAATTATATTTATTTAAAAATGAAAAAAATTTAGAAGTTTTAAATATAGATTATATTCAAAAATACGGACACAGTGTTCCAAAAGAATATGAAAATGACTATGAAAATATGATATTATTAAATGATCCTCCATTGTTTACAAATCATAGTAAAGAATCAAATATATATTTTATTTATAAAAATGATACCAAATACACATTAACAAGTAAATGTGTAAAAAAGGGTGATGAAATGTATCAGGATTATACTCTATATAAAAAAGTAGATTGGTTTGAAGATTTTTTAAATAAACAAAATAGAAAAAGTTTACGAACATTTGGTAATGAATTTGAAATTAATAAATTATAAGTATAATTTAATAATAATAAGTGCGTTATTTAGCAAATTTATTTTTATTAACTTATATTGGAAGGGGGTCTAGCTCAGTTGGTAGAGCGTACGCTTAGTAAGCGTAAGGCCGAGAGTTCGAATCTCTCAAGAAGCTTTAAAAATATTATATACAATCGTTTATATAATATTTAATTTAATTTTAACAGCATTTACACAAAAAGTTTAAGTAGATATTAAATTAATTACTATCTATTTTAAATAGGAATATATAATATATTAATGATGATAACATTAAAAAATAGAAAATCAAATAAAAGATTTAGAAAAACTCGTTCAAAAAGACAAAGAGGAGGAAATTCAGAAGCTCAAGAAGAAAAGGATACATCTCTTTTTCATGCAATTGGTAATCATGATTACGACGAAGTTGAAAATGCCTTAAATAACGGAGCTGATGTGAATGCGAAGAATAACGATGGTGATACACCACTTATACGCGCAATTAATTCTGGAGAATATGATGTCATTGAATTATTACTTGAAAATGGCGCTGATGTAACAAACGAAGAACAGTCACTGGCTGAAGACCTGGAAGAAGATGACCAAGACCAATCTGGTATTCCTTATTTGATAGAAGTCTACATAGAAATAAAAAAGAAAAAAGACGATTTTTTATTAAAACAATCTATTGTCGCACAGACTATTCCAAAACATTTGGAAAGACAAGAAGATAGGAAAAACCTAGCTATGGTTATGGGTGAAAAAGATGTAGGGAATAGAGGTGATGGAACAATGCCTTATGAA